CCGGCAAATTCCAAATAACTCATAAACACTGCAAATAGCAATGCGAATATAAGCCATAAACCAAACAGGCATAAAAATGCCCATGCTAACTTTTCGCCAATATGTTGACGTAAGTTTACTAATTTTGCTTTCATATATTTACCCCTTTATTACTAATAAATATATGAAAGTATTTCTAAACTAAATTTTTAATTTTAGTGAGGTTATTAATTTTTTATCAATACCATATTTTTCACACATACCTTTAATTTGTTCTTTGCCTTCTTTGGTTGTGTATAGAATATCTAAGTATTCATTTGCGTGCTTTGTAGAACACGTATATTCTTTTACTACTAAATCAACTACCCAATCTTCGTAATCATTTGCTCTCTTACCTTTGATATATTTTAAATAATATTTCTTAGGTGGAATCATATCACTAAAGAATCTATAAAAATATTCGTTAGGTAGGGATTGCACATATGGTTGTACTTCTGCTATCCACTCTATCCAATCAGGATTCATAGAGATATACCTTTGAATAATAAAATTACCAAAGGTTTTTTTATCATCATCGGAAATTTTCTTCCAATATTGAGGGTCTTGATACTCAGTCACAGCAGAGATATGGTCAAATAAACCTAATCTCTTTGCTGCAGCTTCGTTTGTATCTTTTTTAATTTTGGCCATCTTCGGGTCTTAGTTCTTTTGGTAATAGGTCTTCAAATACATCTCCACATTCAATACATAAATAAATTTCAACAGGAGTAATTTCTTGCTTACCGGTTGAACTTGCTAATGCACTTGATTTTCTAAAATGTAATCCTGGTGAAAAAAATTGCCCACCACATTTACATTCCATTGCAGTTGTTTTACTTAAGTCCGGTCCTGCTGAACTTTGTCCTAAGTTACTTAAATCCATTGGTTGCATACTATTCTATTTATCTGATTACCATTAACAAATCCATTTCTCTACATAAGAAATAATCTTTATCTCCTAATTTAATTTTTTGTACACTCATTTCGCCGGTTGGTAATAATACTTTATCACCCGGTTTTACTGTCATTGGAATTTTAGTTCCACTATGTGTGTATACACCATCCCCAGTTGAAACTACAACTGCAATTTTATTATCACCTGTTTTAACTGAATCTGGAATGATTATCCCACCGATTGTTTTTTCTTTATTTTCAATTTCTACTAATACTCTGTCGCCTAACGGCTTTGCTAATTCAAAATTCTCTGCCATAATTTTTATTTTATAATGTTAATGATTGCGATGATTGTTGCCATAAAACAGATTTCTTTATCTATTACTAACGCATCTCTAAATTGTCCTTGTGCTAATTCTAATATTACGTTTGCCGTATTACCCGCTGCATAATCATCTAATCTTTCATATAATGCCGTATAAAGTTCTGCAAAATCGTTTACTTTATTATCACCCACTATTTGTCTAATCTGCATATATGCATTTCTTTTTTCTTCACCACTTGCCAATAAATCTACAATTTTATTTTTAAAATCAGCTTGTAAGATTGTTTGTTTATCTACCTTTAACTCACCCTTAGATGATTGTAATTGGCAGGTATTCATAACCCTTCTAATATCAGGATAGAAACTACTAATGATATCTGCTACATCTTTAATATCAAATCTAATACCTTCTTTATTTAAGATTTCAGTAACATGAACTGCTACCTCTTTCTTTGATGGTGGATTTACTGCAAAAGTTTGACAACGCGATAAAATTGGTTCGATAATTTTTTCATGATAGTTACAGGTTAAGATAAAACGAGTGTGTCTACTGAATGTTTCCATTAAGTTTCTAAGGATTGCCTGTGCGTTTGGTGTCATATAATCAAACTCATCTAATATGATAATTTTGAATCCTTTGAAACCTGCTCCACTTGCAAAGTTCTTTACTTTATTTCTTACCGTCTCTACGTTATTCTCATCTGATGCATTGATTACCATCATATCACATTCAATTGTTTGTGCTATAATTTTAGCCAATGTAGTTTTGCCTGTCCCAGCTTTACCATATAAAAGTAAATGTGGTACATCATTGTTATCTAAATAGGATTGTACTTTCTCTTTAAGAAGGTCATTACCTATATAATCTTTTAGTGTTTGTGGTCTATATTTTTCTACCCACAATGTGTTTTCTGTTTTTGTTGTTTCCTTTTCGAAAAAGCTCATAATTTATATTTTATCATTTATTATATTATCTAAGATACTATTATTTTCTATATATTCCAAACATTTTTGTCTATTTTTAGCAGATTTCTCCATTAACTTACTTAACATTATTTGATATTCATCTTCTGGTAATTCAGATATACGAATTATATTTTCTTTTAGTTTTCTAACCGTAAAATTAAAATTATCAAATACATCATTATAATCAATGCCCAATTCTTCTTCGTATGTTTCAAATCCCAGCATTGTTAAAAACACATATGCAACTTTACTACAAATTATAAATGGTTTTTCTATTAATAAATTATCTATTGTCTTTTCGGTAATATTACAATAACCAATTGGGTCAGTTTTATATAATGTATTTTGATTTGATTCAAACATTATTTGTATATCGGATGATAGAGTTACTTCATATAATTTTAATGTTCCAATATGGTCTTGTATTCCCGCTACTAAATCACTTGTCTTTACTACATTTTGTTCAATCTTATCTAATATAAAAAATTCATGTTTATATTGTGTAAGTTTATCGGTATTATTATGCTCAGTTGCAAAATCTCTTAACTCTTGCATCCTATTTACATAATAATCATTTACCCTTAAATAGATGTTTTCTTTAGCGTGATTTCTAAGTGAGTTTAATAATTCAATTCTTTCATCTTTTTGAGGAAAGTTTCTAATACTCAAATCCATTCTATATTGCTTAGGTGTTTTCTTAAAAATATCGTTACAATGATAGTGTTGGAATACAATTCTATTTGAAATAAATTTTCTTAATAAAAATCCAAAATCAAATTTCTTATTTGGAAACTCATACCAAAGAGATGTAAAAATGTACAATTTGAACTATCTTTAATTCTACTTATACTATCAAATATATTAAGCGGTTCTAAGTTAGCAGTATCAAATATATAATATTTACTTTTACTACCATACTCTGCAATTCTATCCTGTAATCCATGTATATTAGATGGAACAATATGAATACCTTCTTCATAAATTCCTTCAAACTCTTTATCTAAAATAAAATTGTTTTTACTTAAAAAAGTATTCTGATGTTCAGTTAATTTTTCTCTTAGTTCATCACCAATTTCATGTGATGGTTCTAATATAATAATCTTAGCAAAATCATCCCAATATTTAGTATTGTAAAACAAAGCTCTATTAGTAGGACTATCCAATGGTCCGTGAAAATATACTTTCATATTATTTTCCAGTTGAACCGAATCCACCTTCACCTCTTAGTGTATCGGATAATTCGTTTACTTCTATAAATTGCACCGGTGGATATGGAATAATCATAATTTGCATAATTCTGTCACCAACTTTATAGTTTTCTAAAGTAGTATTACTTATACCTTGTATTTTTTTGAATGTAGCTTGAATTTCACCTCTATATCCACTATCAATTACACCAACTGAATTACTCAAATGTAAACCGGTCTTTCTAATAGATGAACGAGGAAATACTAATCCAACAAATCCTTCAGGTATTTCTAATGCAATATCAGTTCCATATGTAATAGATTCTAATGTTTCGTTTATGATTTTTGTTGCTACCATATCCATACCCGCATCACCATCTTTTGCATAGGTGGGGATAACTGCGTTTTCACTTAATTTTTTAATTCGTACTTTCATTATTATGGTTTATAAAATATAAAAATTGGTTCGTATTTGTAAAATGTTCCTTCTAATTTCATAGAATTTTTTACACCACTTAAATCTACACCTGTCATTGGACTCATTGTCATTCTTAATTTACCTTTGTATTCCATACCTAAACTTGTAAGTACATCTATACTATCTTGTTCTAAAGTAAACCACTTATCTTTACCTACTTTAATATCTGCAATATTCCAACAAATGTATCTATCATTTTTAAGATATTCAAATGCAGTTGTTAGTGTTGGCTTTAAGAAACCATCTCTCCAACTTTCATATGAATTAAACTTCTTAAAAGATTGTGAATCATCATCTGAATATCTTTCTCTATCAAAGTATGGTGGTGATGTGAATACAAAATCCAATTCACCTTTATACTTTTGAAATCTAGGGTCTTCTGATATAATCTCTGAACCTGTTGTAAAGATTTCATATGTATTCTGATGTCCCCAAAATGGATTTGCAACACCCGGTACTTGTGTGTTAAAGAACTCTGCTAAATATTCATAACGAGTTTTTCCTATTTCAGGTATTTGATTTTCAGTATTAGGGTCATTTCCAATGTAGTGAATATTTCTATCACCAACACTTAATGCTCCTAATATTCTACCACCCCATCCACTTGAAGGGTCATAGATATTTATTTTATCCTGTCCTTTAATATGTTGAGTAAACCTTTCATACAAATACTTTGCAGTTAATGGTGGAAAGTTTACTGCTGGTTGAGAACCCATACCAATTCTAAATGCGGCTGTTGCTTCAGGAAATATTCTCTGACCCAATGGGTACACCCTGATTTGAATTGGTTGTTTAGGTAAATCAACTAAGTTATCTATATTCTCACCCCAATCAGCAGTTTTTAAAGATGCAATATGTTTATATTCTAACACACTGCTTTTGTATAACTCTTTTACTTCCTCTGCTGAAATTGGTAATGATTCTATTCTACTATCTGCTTGCGATAAAGCGAATCCTAATCCCTCTCCTTTATCTCCCGCTTGCCATTTCTCAATCCACTCCTTACCTGTTGTTAAGTGTGAATTATGGAACTCTGGATTATCTTTATGAAGGGTTTTAGAGAAACGATACATACCATCTTGTCTCGTCAATCTTCTCATTTGCTTTGTGAACAATTCTAAATAATCATCCGATGAAAAGATTTCGTAGATTGATGGTTTTGGTTTATCATATGTACTACCACCAATTGCAGTTTTGTACATAGCCGGAAAGAATTGATTTACTGGAGTGGCGAATTTATTAAAGTTAAATATAACTTCATTTCCATCATCATCCTTTTCCTCAAACTTAGTTATCCTATAACCTTGTAGTTTAGAAAAGTTCTCAATGATTTCTGCTTCATTAACCCCAATCTTAGGTGGTGCACCAGTCTCATCCCACTGCTTTAATGCAGTTTTCTTAAAGTTGGCTACCCACTTTTCAAAGTCAGGAAATGACATCTCAAGTACTTGCTCATACTTGAGATTCATTTCCGGGTCATAGAACCAATCACTTCTCTCGTAAAAATATTTCTTTTCGTAATTCATTATGCCGATAATTGTACCTCTACTAAATAATATTTACATACAAAATCATCAATGATGAAACTGATATGTGCTAATCCTTTAGAAGATACTAATAATTTAGCAGATGTTGCTTCTTTGTTTGCAGTTAAAATTTCTTTTAAATACTTTGCAGAGAATGAAATTGCTTTAACATCACTTGTATAGTTTTCTACTGCTTTGAATGTAATTCTGTTTGAGTTTACATTAGAGTAACCCATAACAATGTTCAAATTACCTTTCTCAGTTAATACTGTAAATGTATCAACATCACTTAATGCGTTTTTAGCTTTGATGAATTTGTCGATAAACTTACCATCTAAATCGATTTCAATATCAAATGGTGGTAATGATTTTAGTTCAGGTACATTTGGGATAACACTCAAATCTGCTAATTGATAAGCCGCTTTGATATCATCACTACCTAAACCTAATGCGATTGATTTATCCTCAACCTTTTGAACTTCTAAATTAACATCATCACCTAACACCGATAACATTTTATTTAGATTAGAAGTCGTATAGATACCTAACTCTGCATTTTCAAAGTTAAAGTTATCTAATGTGATTTCACCTAATACGGTTTTGTCATCTGCGATAAACTTTGTTGATAATTTTTGACCATCGGTAGTCCATGTAACCGATTCTACTAATCCAGCTAAATTGTATTTGCTGATAAAGCGTGTAATTCTTGTTTTATTCATTTTTTTATGTTTTATTATATAATAAAGATACGATTTTTATTTCATTCTACCAAATTTTTAGAAGGAAAAGAATTCCTCTAATTTCTTTGAACTGAATGATGATTTTTCCCACCCTAATGCCTTATAGAAATCATCCATTTTGTTCTCTAATTCTGCTTCAAATATTTTATCCACATCAATATACTTTTGAATAAACTCTAATATTTCAGGAGGGTCTTGATATCCTTTGAATGCAGCTGTTTCTAAATTTAATGGATTTTGTTTTAGATATACCCACTTAATTTTATCACCATCTTTCATTGGTTCAAATTTGAAAGGACAATTAAAGTGTTTAAGTAATCTATTGTAAGTAATACCTGCTTTAATGTGTGCAGGTGTTCCTTTCTCAAAATCACCTAATTGTTTATTCTTACCACGTTTATCATATCTACTAATTTCTTTTACTGCTCCACCCTTTGCAATAAGGGATACATCTAATCCAGCTAAGGATAATTTGAAATCTCTCAATTCATTATCTACACTTTCGTTTGATTTACCTTGTAGAATATCTCTTAACATTCTCGCCATAAAATCTTGAAATGCTTTGGGGAATGATGAACGAACTACATCCAATCCTTTTACATCTAATTTATCCATTGGTAATCCATTTGCTGCAACTATCCATTGTGCATATCGTTTCTTTGCAATCCAAATACCTGCTTTACTGATATACTCTTTCTTAATTTCAAATCTATGTTTCTTAATATTAAAGAACTTATCAGCCATCATATCATAGAACTTATTTAAGAAATCTTGCACCTCACCCGCTATATCATCAATCTTTTGGGTCATTGTTGTATCATCGAATTCTGCCCAATTAGGGAATCTATGTTTAACTAATGGAAGTGCTGAAAAGAATACTGAATCGGTATCAATGTAAATATTGTAATCATCATTCGTTCCCAACTCTTTGTTATACTTAATGTTCACCATCTTAGCAGTATTCTTAATCACAGTCTGACCTGTTGTAGTTACCGCTGCTGCATTATCCACATCATAAAAGCGAAACGCTGGTAATCCCAATACTCCATATAAAGAGTTAAGTAAAATCTTTTGAACCAATTGTCTTTTAGCATAGAATTCGTGTTGTTGTTTATTACCTTCTTGTCCAAATTTCTTTTCCAATTTACGATACTCAACCCTTTGTGAAAACCACTCATCTAAGATATCTGCAATAAGACCTGGTTTATCTTGTGTGTATAATACGCCATTAGATGATATAGATAGATTTTCCTCACTCAATTCTTTTCTCAATTCTTCGGTAGTATAATTAAGTGCCGTATGTTCTATATTCCAAACTCTATAATCACCCTTAACAAATGCTTCTGCATCAAAGTTTACAATCTTACCCACCTTTGTTTCAGGACTGATATTCAAACTCATAATGATTGATGGATATAGTGATGTTAAATCCAAATCATATAACCAATCATACTTACCTGGTATCGGGTCTTTTACATATGCTCCAATGAAACCCTGCTCACCACTCTCTTTTAGAGCCTCCATTTGTTCTCTCCTATCGGCGGGTTTGTTTGGTGCTACTAAGTTTCTTTTCTTTAAGTAGTTCAAACAAGCTCCCTCTAAGTATTTAGATGAGAACATATAATCCTCATATGGAACGTGGCCGGCGTGACAAATACCTCGACACAAGTCAATGTATTGTAATTTTCTATCAAACTCTACTACTAATTCCACATCCACAATATTATACTCAATGAACTTTTCTAAGTCCTCTTTGAATAAATCATCCAAACTTCCTTCGTATGCAATTTTCTCTCTACCCAACTCTTTCTTTGCAATATAGTTCAATGCGTAAGATGGCATTAGTGAATATGTGAACTTCTTATATAGTGTAATGTAATCTAAAATACTTACCCCAGCTAAACTCCATTTCTTTCTATATGGTGAATAGAACCCATCTCTAATTGGTGATAATCTATAAGCGTTTTGCTTACCCAATACATTAACTAAACGATTGAATAAATATGGAACATCAAATGCATCAATGTTCCAACCGGTTAAGATTGAAGGATTGATATGCTCGTAGACTGTTAGGAATGAATTAAGTAATTCTCTCTCACTCTTAAATGATTTAATGATACGATTATCTTTTTTGATTGTATTTTGTAACTTACCTTCTTTATCTAAAACTAACGCGTAGTAGGTATCGGTAGGTCCATCATGTAGTGCGATTGCTGTAATTTCATTATCTGCTTTTTCTACATCCGGCAATCCACTTTCCATTTCTACCTCAATATCAAACGTAAGAACCACATGTCCTTCCGATGGTAAATCACTTTCTGAATATAAATCTACTAAGATACGGGTTGTTTCGGGTACATCTGTTTCGTAATACGCCGGGTCATCCTTTTGGAACTCATAGATTTTAGTAACCTTTGTTCCATCTAATGCCGTTGACTGGCCTCGCTCTGCCGGTGCGTATGCGTAGTTGAATGTTTTGTATGGAAATGTTTGATATCCTAATTTATCATCCCAAAGATGAACTAAATCTTTTCCTTTTTGTAAATAGACGTTTTGATACATATGTTATAAAGATACAACAAATTATCTTAACCACAAAATTATTTAATCTTTAATTTGAATTTCTTTCCGGATGGAATTGAGTAGATTGCAAAGATAGGAGTTACTTGAAATTGTATATCTCTCATTCTATTTGTATATGATTGCCACATTTCTTTTTCTAAATAGGCAATTGTCATATGTGGATGGTATTCTGTAAATTCATTTGAGTTTGGTAACTTACTTAAAAGTTTATGTGCTTCACTTAATCCATCACCCACTGCATCCATTTTTAGTACATCATAATTATCACTTTCAAAAACTGAAACATTACTTAAATGGATATCACCAAAATGAATTCTATCTAATAATTGCTTAACTATTTGTGGAGTGACATTTGAATGTAATCCATATAACAACGTGACGTGTGGTTCGGTTTCTTTACCATACTTACCACTACCATCATCATATACATCCTTATCATCTATAATACCGGTAAGTTGACTTTCGTTAAAATCAAAGTATAACATTACACACCCATATTCGTAAGGGCCATTTTTAATTTCTTTAAGTATCTTTTTTAACTTAATCACGATACTTTAAAATCATCTTTTAATTTCTGTAAAAATAAGTCGATACCTTTATTATGATTGTTTTCCCAATCAATATGATTACCACTATCACTTATATATTTGTAAGCGGTAAAATCAAATCCATAAATTTTACATACTTTTGCAATAGAATATGCTTCCATATCACATATTTTGGCTGGTTTCTTTTCGAACTTATCTTGAGTATAACAAACCATACCTATTCCAAATGATATAGTATCACCATTACTTAATTTTGGATATACTACATCATCAAATGGTGTAATTGTTTTTTTAACAAATGGTCTTGCATCAATATCATTTTGAACAAATGTTTTACATTTAACTAAACAACCTATTAAATCACCTAATGCTCCAGCTGAACCATAATTTATAACGATTGTTTCCGATGGTGATAATTCTTTGAGTATTTCAGTTGCTTTGATTGCTGCGTTTATTTTACCAACACCTGTATAAATAACATCTACACCCAATGGTTCTAAATCTTTAGGAAACTCAGTTGGTAATGCAACGAACAATTTAATTCTCATACTCATAAATATTAAATTAAATCTCTTTTATATGATTTAAACATATTCCATTCTAAAATAACGTCTTCTGTAAATTTTTTGTAATTACAACTACTAACATGCCCAGTTGGTCCCATTTCGTTATTTTTAAGTGCTTCTATTACTCTACTTTGTGTTTTGAAATCCGTATATTCCATCCAAATAGGATTAAAATCTTCATCCGTACTTTTTACTTGATTTCTAATTGTCCATTCAAATACCCCACCTTTAGAATGCACACCTTCTTCTTCAAAGAACCAACAATATTTATCCCAATCAATAGAATTGTATAAATACTTACAATAAGGATAAATATCCCCTCTATGATTTGGTTCATTCCAAGTATTAATTACTTCTTTTTGAGTAAATAATCTATCAATCATTTCATCCGCATCTTTCCAATTATACGGCATTAAACCATAATCATATTGTAATGAAAATGAATTATGCATAAAGAAAGATTTCATCTCAATCCCGTTATTCTCACAAAAACTTATTAAGTAATCAAAGTATTCCATCCATTCAAAATATCTACTTTCATCATTGTATAGCGTTTCAACATATGCAGTATTATATTTAAACATTCTTTTATTCTCACCGGTTTCTAATGAGGATTTGCCCATATTAGGAACTGCTAAGTTTATCCAATATCCATTTGCACCCGGTTCTGATTTTTCTTTTAAGAAGTCATTTGCATAATTACGATGTTCTTTTAATGGTATATGTTGTTTGATTTCATTTGAGATAAAATGTGTTCTACGAAAAAAAGATGACCATTGTATAATCATTGAGATATCTTTACCCTCTACACCACTATTAAGTAATTCTTTTGCTTTGTATATTGCAGAACGAACAATCATAGAATTATTATTCGCCGGATTACCCATATTAAAAACCTTTAGTTTGGGAAATTTATGTTGTAACCAATGTGGATAATACCAATTTCTAATATCATCTATTAAAAAATTATCTTCTGCTCTTTCTAAATTAACTCTGTGTGCAGATGTAAATGAGCAACCTGATGTAATTAAATATTTCATATTTTATATTTGCTGTAAGGGATGGATTCGAACCACCACAGGGAGATTCGGAAAGTAACATTGATGCTTGCAAGCTGGTGGTCAACCCCATATTACTTTTCTATTTCTTAATCCCTATCCTCGAGACGAGAGGACATGTCTGCCAAATTTCAACACCTTACAATTTTTTATCTTTTACAATGTTAAATGTTGCGTTATGAAAGATTCTAATTTGGTCACTACGATAGTGCCTAACTATACCACCTTCACATAATACAACACACCAAATATCATTTTCCAAAGTACCACCATCGGTAACATAGATAGCATAACCATCTTTGTTTCCTTCTACTACAACAGGTATTGGCTTTTGAAATTCTAACATCATAGATATAAATATCAACTTTGCGGAAGCTCAGGGATTCGAACCCCAGATACCCTTTCGAGTATGACAGTTTTCAAGACTGTTCCATTCAACCGCTCTGGCAAGCTTCCTATTCTACTAATAGATATGTGTTTCTTCGTTTCTGAAAGTATCCTTATCTAAAAATGGAATATCCGATTGTCTCCTTCTAGCTTCCTCAGCTGCTTTATACCATCTAATCCAAGTTAACGATACATCAACAGGTGCCAATATCCATGCCATAATCAATACCATTATAGTATCTAATTCAGGTGATTGCCCGGTTGGGTCATTTGAATATCTTTTGTCTAAGTTTTTAAATAACTGATAGAAACAATAGATAACACATATTACATAATAACTAACTAACATAACTTATTTTTTTATAGTTTTAATTTTAATTTTTACCGCTTCTTCGTTTACATGTGGATTTACTTTAATCGTAGTAGTACCCGTCTTCTTATCGTGCATAAACACATAACCATGTACTTCTTTACCAATTAATTTTTTAATATTATCTTTTGTAATCTCCATTGTTCATTAAATATACAAAAAATAAATAATACTACCAAATTTCTTAAAGTATTTGTAGTCCGTCGTGGAATCGAACCACGAACACCTCATTAGAAGTGAGGAGTTATATCCATTTAACTAACAGACCTCTTTTATGCGGAATAGACGAGACTCGAACTCGCGACCTCCGCCGTGACAGGGCGGCGTTCTAACCAACTGAACTACCATTCCAATAAGATGAGAAATTAACTACGTCTAATTAATCAATGTATCTACTAGCTGCATCTCGAGTGAACCGGTATTACGGATGCTCACTTTCATCTACTCTCATCTTTGAGCCTCGAGTCAGATTCGAACTGACGACCTACTGATTACAAATCAGTTGCTCTGGCCAACTGAGCTATCAAGGCTATTAAGGAAAGTAAAAGATGGGTGCGTGGACGATTACTTTTATGATTGGCTTTACTTACCGGTAGTAGCGTATTAGATTTGCACTAACTCGATTTAGCGGGCTACTTTTGTTCCCAATCAACCTTATACGTTAAATATACAACAATTTTTCCTATATACCTAAAAATTACCCTCAAAAAAATTTTGGGACTTTTGATAAAATCGAAAAAAAGTACATTTTGTACCGGTAATAGGATTCGAACCTATAATTGTATGGCTTCTAAGACCACTGCGTATGCCAAATTCCGCCATACCGGTATTTTTGCGGAAAGTGTGAGATTCGAACTCACGGACCTTTAATAGTCGGCAGTTTAGTAAACTGCTGGTTTCAACCACTCACCCAACTTTCCTATTTTGGTTGAACGATGGGAATCGAACCCACACGCAAAGTGCCACAAACTTTTGCCCTACCATTAGGCTACGCTCAACATATTCGAGGTGTGTATTGGATTCGAACCAATGTAAGAGGTTTTGCAGACCTCCACCTAGCCACTCGGACAACTCACCTTATTGTAGTTTCAGTAGGATTCGAACCTACACTCTAACATTCGTAGTGTTATGTGATAATCCATTTCACTATGAAACTATTTGCACGCAGTGAAGGAATCGGACCCTCTCCTTTGGTTTTGGAGACCAATTGGCTACCATAGCCTACCACGCATTTTGTTGGGAATGCAGGATTCGAACCTACGGCCTCTAGCTCCCAAAGCTAGCGCGATACCGGACTACGCTAATTCCCATTTTGTTATCGGACCTGGATTTGAACCAAAACTAATAGAATCAAAATCTATTGTGCTGCCAATTACACCATCCGACAATTTGAGCAGATGAGAGGAATCGAACCTCCGTCTCCTACTTGGAAGGAAGGAGTAATGAGCCATTATACGACATCTGCATATCAAATAAACAATTGAGGGAAGGGAGAATTACGATATCTCGACCTGATGATTAACAGTCATCTGCTCTGCCGCTGAGCTACCATCCCAAAAACAAAAAACCCCAACTAATTAAAGTCAGGGTTTTCTAAAATTCTTAATATAAATCTAGCCTAACTTTACATATCTCTGCCACCCCAAATCTGATTCGGTGTACTACAAAGTGTATGTAATGTTAATGCTTTCATTTGTTATAAATATAATCGAATTAAAAAAGTAATCAATCTTCAAAATACGCCACGTCAAGTCATGCTCCGGTTAATACTAGCCTCGATGAATTACTTTGCTATCATTATTGGAATCGAACCAACATTAACCATTATGATAAAATAAAATAGGGATGAGAATACTCCATATTGTGAACCAGCTTTAGAAAGATTATTAGTTCCTTCCGTTTCCACTACCTTTTGAGTAGTACCAATTCAATGTGGATGATTTAAGACTATCAGTCTTTAAGTTGCCGATTACTCTCTACTTAATTATTTTCTTTAAGCCTCGCAGCCTAATTAATTCTTGCGGAATTAGAAACCTTTCGGTAGAATCACAGACTTCTTGCGGAAGTATCGTGGCTAAGAACAGCTCTTAACTATGTACACACCTTTCACCTGCAACTGGTAAACAC